TGAACTAGGTTCTACCCCTAGCCCGACTGATGCTGGAGCCGATGGGGGCGGGATCGTTCTTAAGGGAACCTCAGATAAAACTATTCTTTGGTCCAACGTCAATGACGCTTGGACATTCAATCAGCATATCTATCCTGACGTGGATAGCACTTGGGACTTGGGTGCCACGGGTACCCGCTGGGCTAATATCTATGCTGATGCCGCTAACATTACAGCGATTACGGGGGCGTTAACAGGTAATGCTTCTACAGCTACTGCGCTTGAAACTGCTCGCGACATTAGTGGCGTTAGTTTTAACGGTACTGCTGATATTACTCTCGTCACCGACAATATCCAAGAGAGTGCCACTCCCACAAATATCTACTTCACAGACGCCAGAGCGCGTGCTGCTGTCTCGGCAACCGACGCAGGTGGTGACGGATCTTTTGCCTATAACTCCACCTCAGGTGTATTTACATATACTGGACCTAGCGCAGCAGAAACCCGTGCCCATTTCTCAGGTGGTACAGGAGTTTCAATCAGCAGTGGTGTAGTTGCTATCGGTCAAGCCGTTGGAACTTCTGACAGTGTACAGTTTGCTAGCATCACTGGTCCCCTGACTGGTAATGCTTCAACCGCAACTACGCTTGAAACTGCTAGAACAATCAATGGCATTTCCTTTAACGGAAGCGCAAATATTACGTTGGACCTGGATGATATTTCGGAAGCCGCGGTATCTCCAACCAATCTGTTCTTCACTAATGAAAGAGTCGATGATCGTGTAGCGGTTCTCCTTCAAGGTGGAACAGGCATCAATAAAACATATGATGATGCTAACGATCAACTGACACTCGCTGTCGATTTTTCTGAGTTTGACACTGATTCTGTTGTTGAAGGTAGCACTAATATCTACTTCACTAATGCTAGAGCACGTAGCGCAATCTCGCTTGTAGACAATGGTGGAGACGGTTCTCTTACTTACAATGCTACTTCTGGTCAGTTTGATTATACTGGTCCCAGCGCTGCCGAAGTCCGTGCCCACATTTCTGTCACTGATCTTGGTGGTGATGGATCTCTCGCTTATGATTCTGCTACTGGCGTCATCACCTACACTGGTGGCTCTGCTGCTGAAACTCGTCAACACCTCAGTGGTGGCACTGGTGTCACGTATTCAGCAGTCTCTGGTCAGATTTCTATCGGTCAAGATGTTGCTACTAATTCCAATGTAACATTTGCTGATATTACATCTGGTGGTGCTGGTCCCAGATCTTTGCTTCTCCAGAACACAGACAACGTTGGTACAGTAGATAGTGCTGCGAACATCACGTTCAAGCATAGTGGCATTGACTTTACCTCTGACTCTATTGTTGCGGATGGTAATGACCTGGGTCACATCGACTTCAGAAACAACGGTGGCTCTATTATTGCCCAGTTTGGTTTCCGTAAGCGTAACAGCGCAACATCTAAAGTCGCGTTTGAAATTGATACAAACAACGATGGAACTCCAGAGTTTGAAGTTTCTGATAGCAACATCAACTTCTCCTCGTCTAACATCGGCATCACCGCAGGATCTGGATACACAGTAAATGCTGAGCAGTCTATTGTTAACTTTGCTGCTGATGATGCTCTCCTCGGTCCCACCTTCATTCTTAGAAGAGAAAGTGCTTCTGCTGCTGTTGCTGATCAACTTGGTGCCATCGTGTTTAGTGGCAGAAATGCTGCTAATACCACCGACCTATATTATGGAAGCATCCAAACTGACATTCACCTGACTGCTGCTGGATCCGAAAGAGGTCTGATGAGACTTCAGACCATGGATGCTGGTGCTCTGTATGACACTCTTGTCCTTAGAGGTCAACTGGTTGGTTTGGGTATTGATGATCCTGCTGGTCAACTCCACATCAAAGGTAGTGACACGACTGACCAGATCATTATTGAGAACACAACTAACTCTTCTACTACCGCTCCTGACCTTGTTCTCTACAAGTCGGGTACTATCGGTGTAGGACACCAGCCTGGTCGTATTGACTTCCGTGGTAGAAACGCTGCTGATAACGCTAACGTTAACTACGGCGGTATCTTTGCTGAGGTTGAATCTACTACCAATGGTCAAGAAGGGGGCGCAATTAAGTTCCTGACATCCCAGTTTGGTACCCTCACTGAAGCCGCTCGATTCAACTCGAATGGTAACCTCGTTCTTCAGGCAGATAAGGGTATTGACTTTGGTAACCAAACCTCACTTATTGGTGCCACTAGAGAAGTCCTTGATCACTATGAAGAAGGTAGTTTCGATGCTACCCCATACTTTGCCAATACAAACAGAGCGGGTATGTCAAATACTTCTACTGGCTACTACACCAAAGTCGGTAGAATGGTTCATGTGTATGCCAAGATGGTTGTCAATATCCTTGACAATAGTTTGATTGGTGGTGAACTGAGATTCCCACTGCCATTCCAACCTGACGTTTCCTGTAGTGATAATGCTGTACAGCGTGTCATCATGGAGAACGATTCTGGTCACTTCCTGAATACTGCTCAGGCAATCTTCTTGGATGACTCCAGAGATATGATTGTTACTCATGCTGGCTCTCAGAATCAGTACGTTCTTCTCCAAGGTTTGAACGCTGACTATCAGAGAGGATCCCTAATTAGTTCCAGCAACTGTGCTATTGGTCTCGGTACCGTGTTTGTTGATTTTACATATAGAACTTCCGCATAATGTCTCAAGATTTTTATCTTGGTAATCCCAACCTCAAAAAGGTTGGGACTGCCATTGAGTTCACTAAAGAACAGATTGAAGAATACCTGAAGTGTAAGGAAGATCCCGTATACTTTGCGATGAACTATGTCAAGATTATCTCTCTTGACGAGGGCGTCGTGCCGTTTAAGATGTGGGATTTCCAGAAAGATCTTATCAAGAATTTCCACGAGAATAGATTTAATATCGCAAAGTTGCCGCGACAGACTGGTAAGTCTACTACCTGTGTGTCGTACCTACTTCACTATGCCTTGTTTAATGACAACGTAAACATCGGTATCCTGGCAAACAAACTGTCCACTGCCCGCGACCTGCTGGGAAGATTACAGTTGGCTTACGAGCAGTTGCCATTGTGGATGCAACAGGGTATAGTGGTCTATAACAAAGGATCGATGGAGCTTGAGAATGGCAGTAAGATACTGGCAGCTTCTACATCTGCGTCTGCTATCCGAGGCATGTCGTTTAACATCATCTTCCTCGATGAGTTTGCGTTCATTCCAAACCATATTGCGGAGCAATTCTTTGCCTCTGTTTATCCTACTATTACTTCTGGTAAAAGCACAAAAGTCATCATCATCTCCACCCCAAATGGAATGAACCACTTCTACAAGTTGTGGGTGGACGCACAGAAAGGTAGAAACGGATATACTTGGACTGAGGTTCACTGGTCACTTGTACCAGGAAGAGATGCGGAGTGGAAGAAGACCACTATTGCTAACACATCAGAACGACAGTTCACTCAGGAATTTGAGTGTGAGTTCTTAGGATCTGTTGATACACTGATCCATGCTTCTAAATTAAGAACGCTAGTTTACGATGATCCCATCACAAGCCATAAAGGTTTGGATGTATATCAAAATGCTGTGGAAAACCATGACTATATCGTGTGCGTTGACGTGTCTCGTGGATTATCACAGGACTATAGTGCGTTTGTAGTTATAGACATTACACAGGCTCCATGGGCATTGGTGGCAAAGTATAGGGATCATGACATTAGACCTATGCTCTTACCGAATGTTATTCAAAGAGTTGCGTCAAGTTATAATAACGCTTACGTATTAGTAGAGGTTAATGACATTGGTGAGGCAGTTGCTTCTATGCTTCACTATGACATTGAGTATGAAAATGTATTGATGTGCGCTATGCGTGGGCGTGCTGGTCAGATTGTTGGACATGGATTCTCTGGTGGTAAGACACAGATGGGTGTCAAGATGTCTAAGACTGTCAAAGCGCAAGGATGCTCTAACCTTAAGACCCTGATTGAAGATGATAAGTTACTGGTCAAAGACTACAATATCATTTCAGAGTTGACAACTTTCATCCAAAACAAGCAATCATTTGAGGCTGATGAAGGTCATAATGATGACCTAGTTATGTGCCTGGTTATTTTTGCCTGGCTTGTTCAGCAAGAATACTTCAAAGAGATGACGGATCAAGATATCCGTAAGCGCATCTATGAAGAACAGAAGAATCAAATTGAACAAGACATGGCGCCATTTGGATTTATCCTAAATGGTATTGATGATGAAGAGCAAATTGTTGATACGGAAGGTAACATCTGGACTGCTGATATGACAGATAGTGAGTCTAGATGGAACCTAGATGAGTATGGTGACAGATCATTCATGTGGGAGTTCCGTTGAGACTGTGATTTTAATAAATAATTTTAGACAAATTGAAATCTTTCATCAGGAGTACCACGCATGGCTAGCACGCTTCTCTCGCCAGGAGTAGCGATTCAAGAGAGAGACCTAACTCTTGGATCCGTCGAGACTGTAGAAACTAATGTTGGCGCCATCGTTGGCGCGTTTCAGAAAGGACCTGTAGGTGTCCCAACAAGAGTCTCTAGCGAGTCTGACCTCCTTAACGTTTTTGGTCAACCCAACGATTCCAATGCTGGTACGTGGTGGGTAGCTTCTAGTTTCCTTTCCTATGGCGGCGTTCTTGACGTTGTTCGTGCTGCTGGTACTGGACTCCTTAATGCCCGCGTAGGCGGCACTGGCGTTCTGATTGAGAACGAAGCTGACTACGAAGGTAACTTCTACTTCCCCACTGGTGCTAACACCAATGCCTGGGAATATGCTGCTAAGGAATCTGGCACATATGGCAATTCCCTGAGAGTCGCTACTATTGATCGTGGCGCTGATCAGAACCTGTACTTGGCTACAACACCTGTCGCAACGATCAACCCTGGCGATTTGATCGCGAACGCAGCTGCTACCAAGACTGCTTATGTTCATGCCTGGGATGCTAACGCCCGCAGACTGTCTATCATCTGGGCAACTGGTGGTCGTTGGACTGCTTCTGCTAATGGTGGCGACTCTCTCGATGATGGTTCCGATCCAGATGTAACGATTTCTTCGGAGATGGATTGGTACAGTGAGCAGGAAATTTATCCTGGTCTTCGCTGGAACCAACTCGCTGGTCGCCCTGGCACCTCCCTTTATGTTGGAGATCGCGGTGGCGCTTTCGATGAAATCCACGCTGTAGTCTATGACGTTGACGGTGGTGTAACTGGCACTCCTCTGACTGTCCTTGAGAAGTTCCTCTATGGCTCCAAGGCATCTGATGCTAAGACCACTGAAGGATCTTCTAACTACTATCCTGGTAACATCAAGAACGGTTCTGCCTACGTTTACTGGGGCAAGCACGAAGATGATGTCTGGGATATTTCCGCCAACGCTTTTGCGACTGGTGGTGGTAACCTCGGCGCTACTTCTGGCACAACCTTCGATGTTATCGGTAGAGTAAACTACGTCCTCTCTGCTGGTGCCGACGCCTACAACCTGAGCGATTCTGAGGTTCTGGCTGGTTACGATCTGCTCTCCGACGCTGAGACTGTCGCCGTTGATTACCTGCTGATGGGTGATTCTGGTTCGAGCAGAACTGCTTCCCTGGCTAAGGCAGCACGAGTTCTTCAGATTGCTTCTGCTAGAAAAGATTGTATCGGTTTTGTTTCCGCTCACCGCACTGACGTTGTTGGTGTTTCGGATAGCATGACCGCTACCAACAACATGATCAACTACTTCGATCAACTCCAATCCACCTCTTATGGTGTATTCGATGCTGGTTGGAAGTATGTTTATGATCGCTTTAATGATAAGTATCGCTGGGTCCCATGTAACGGTGACGTTGCTGGTCTCTGCGCTGCTACTACAGCCAATGGTGATCCTTGGTTCTCTCCTGCTGGTTTGAACCGTGGTGCCATTCGCAATGCTATCAAGCTTGCTTATTCGCCTAAGAGATCTGAGCGCGATGCCCTTTATCAGGCACGCATCAACCCTGTTACCAGCCTGCCTGGTCAGGGCATCATCCTCTTCGGTGACAAGACCGCTCTCGCTTCACCATCTGCTTTTGATCGCATCAATGTTCGTCGCCTCTTCCTCGTCGTTGAGAAGACTATTAGCAATGCTGCGAAGGGAGTCCTGTTTGAACTGAACGACGAGTTCACCAGAAACAACTTCAACAATGTTGTTGAACCATTCCTGCGCGAGATTCAAGCTCGTCGCGGTGTAACTGATTTCCTGGTGGTTTGTGATGCATCAAACAACACTACAGCAGTGATTGATGCTAACGAGTTTGTGGCTGAGATCTACATCAAGCCAGCACGCTCGATCAACTTCATCACCCTTACATTCGTTGCTACCCGTAGTGGTGTTAGCTTCGATGAAGTAGTCCCCCGCAGAGTTTAATTAAAGGAGAGTAACTAACAATGGCTGAAGTATCCGCACTAGGCGTACTTAATTTCCAATCTAAGATTAGGGGCGGCGTACGCCCTAATCTGTTCTCGGTTGATCACGACTGGCCAACTGGGGAAGGTTTCAGCGCCCCCGACACAGACATGGTATCTCTCTTTTGTAAGAGTGCTGCCCTGCCTGCTACCTCGGTAGGTACTGTTGAACTTCCTTTCCGTGGTCGTGTGATCAAAGTTCCTGGCGACAGAACTTATGAATCCTGGACCGCAACCTTCTACATGGACGACGCATTCAAACTGCGCGGCGCCTATGAGAAGTGGATCGAACTGACCAACGCTGTAGATGCTAACGTTTCCTCATCGTCGATTGACAATGTTCTGAGAAATGTAACCATCACTCAACTGGATAAGTTCAACAATCCTTCGGACAAAGGTTTCACTTCGATTCGTTCTTACAAGCTGGTCAAGGCATTCCCTGTCAGCGTAAGCCAAGTTTCGGTTGCCTACGACAACAACGATTCCTACGAGGAATTTGATGTTGAGTTTGCTTACCAGTTCTTTGAGACTAACGAAGAGCAAGGCGGTGGCGGTAATACGCAGACTGCTAAAATCTCCGTTATCTGAAGCAACTAAATAGTCGAGTAGGAACGTCCCACATTATACGATGGCAGAACTTTTTGGTTTTTCATTCAAGAAGAGGGAGGAGGCAAAGCGTAGCGCACCTTCTCCCGTTGCCCCTTCTGCCGAAGACGGAGCCACGAGCTTTATCGCAGGTGGTTACTATGGTCAGTACGTAGATCTTGATGGAAACTTCAAGACCGAGTATGACATGGTTACCAAGTATCGCCAAATGGCGATGCATCCTGAAGTAGATTCTGCCATCGAGGACATTCTACAAGAAGCTATCGTTACAGATTTGAACGATACTCCTGTTCAGATTAATCTTGACAACTTGGAAGTATCCGAGAGCGTCAAGACTATGATGCGTAACGAATTCGATTACGTAAAAACTCTGCTAGGTTTTGATACAAAAGCCCATGAGATGTTCCGTCGCTGGTACATTGATGGGCGTTTGTATTATCATAAGGTAATTGATTTGAACAAGCCTCAGGATGGTATCCTGGAGCTGCGCTACATTGATCCACAGAAGATCAAAAAGATTCGTCAGATTCAGAAGAATCCGAAGAACACTGAAGAGTTCATGAAGTTGGACTTCGGTAAAATCGACGAATACTTCCTATACAACCCCAAAGGTCTTAACAATACCTCTGCGAATTCTGGTATCAAGATTGCCAAAGACGCTATCGCGTATGTAACGTCTGGCATCATGGATACCAATAGAAATATCGTATTGTCTTATCTCCATAAGGCAATCAAGGTACTCAATCAACTTCAAATGATTGAGGACTCTTTGGTTATCTACCGTATCTCTCGCGCACCCGAGCGTAGAATTTTCTACATCGATGTGGGCAACCTACCTAAGGTCAAGGCGGAACAGTATCTTAGGGAAGTGATGGGTCGCTATCGCAACAAGCTTGTGTACGATGCCAACACAGGTGAGATCCGTGACGATAGAAAATACATGTCCATGTTGGAAGACTTCTGGCTTCCAAGACGCGAGGGAGGGCGCGGGACAGAAATTACTACTCTTCCTGGCGGGCAGAACCTCGGAGAACTGACAGACATTCAGTATTTCCAAACTAAACTCTACAAGGCTCTTAACGTTCCTGCTGGTAGACTCGATTCAAATACCAGTTTCAATCTTGGCAGATCCTCTGAGATCATGCGCGATGAACTCAAGTTCACCAAGTTTGTAGGAAGGCTGCGTAAGAAGTTTAGCGAACTGTTTCAAGACGTTCTTAAGACTCAACTGATCCTCAAGGGTGTTATCACTCCTGAAGATTGGGAGGATATGAAGGAGCATGTACAGTATGACTACTTATATGACAATCACTTCACAGAACTTAAGAATATCGAGATGCTGAACGAGAAGCTCGGCGTCATCGCTCAGATGGAACCCTACATGGGACGCTACTTCTCTACGGAATATGTTCGCACTGAGATCCTCAATCAAACTGAGCCTCAGATGAGAGAACTTGATGATCAAATGGCTGACGATATCAAGCAGGGTCGCATCATCAATCCTCTTGATCAAGTTGCTATGGATCAGACTGCTATGGATATGGAACAAGACAATGCCGCGTTGGATCAAGAACTGAAAAAGGCTCAGATCCAGCAAGCAAAGAATCCACCCAAGCCTGCGGCAAGTTCAAATTCCAAAACAAATAAATAAAATATAGTCAAGATTTATTATGTCTACACAAGAACGAGATATCGTTGATTTGCTCTGGGACAATGACCAAGCGGACGCTCTGGTAAAACTGAAGGACATGCTAAGTGTTAAAGCTGCTATGGCAGTTGACGCATCTAAGCAAGACATAGCAAATGCTATGTTTCCCCATGTTCCCGAAGAAGGAGATGTAGAGCCCGACAGGGAAGAGATCGAAAACCCAGAAGCTACCGCTGAAACTGAAGAACCCGAACAGGAAAACGATGAAACTGATCACGGAACAGATTGAATCCATTGAGATTCTTACCGAAGAAACCGACGGTAAGAAGAATACTTTTATCAAGGGAATCTTTCTTCAAACAGAAATTACCAACCGTAATGGTCGTATGTACAAGTACGATACCATGAATCGTGAGGTACAGAAGTACACTGAAGAATTTGTTAAGCGTGGTCGCGCTCTTGGTGAGTTGGGTCATCCAGATGGTCCAACTATTAATCTTGACCGAGTAAGCCACAAAATTGTGGAGCTTGTCCCTGAAGGTACCAACTTCATTGGCAAGGCAAAGTTGCTCGATACACCTATGGGTAAGATTGCCCAGTCCCTCTTGGACGAAGGTGTACAACTGGGAGTCTCTTCTAGAGGTCTCGGTTCAATCAAGCGTGAAGGTACTACCAACGTTGTTGGTGATGACTTCATTCTTGCCACTGCTGCTGATATCGTAGCAGATCCTTCCGCCCCCGATGCTTTCGTCGAAGGCATCTATGAGGGACGTGAGTGGGTTATGGTTGATGGAAGACTCAAAGAGTCTCACCTCGATGCTATCAAGCACGCTCTTGATAACGCACCAAACCCCCTGGAACTTCAAGAAAGAAAAATTTCCGCGTTCGCGGAATTCTTAAGAAGTCTCTAATTTATAAATAAATATAGCAAATTACCGCAGTCTTTTATTCGTAGGAGCAAACAATGTCCACAATCGATGAAAAATTCGAGAAACTCATCGCGGAAAAGAAAGCTCATGCTACCGCTGAAGCGGTAGTTGAAGAGGTTGAAACCGTAGATGAAGTTTCTGAAGAAGCCGCCACTGGCGATGCCGCCATCAAGAAAGGTGCCGTCGCTGCCCAAAAGTCCGATCTGAAAAATGACGGTAAAGAGGTTGCTAGCAATAGCAAAGAGAAGCCCGAGGGTACCGAGAACCCTGGTGCCAAGGCTGCTGCTCCTGTAACTGCGACTAAAGACTCCACCCTGAAGACCAAGCCTAGTGCCGCTTCTAGCGCTATGCCTGGTGCTCTCTCTGCTAAGATCTTTGATTCTGTTGAGACTGAAGGTGAGGTAGTTAGCGAAGAAGAGATCAGCGAGGACATTGCCGCCGTTCTGGCTGGTGCTGATCTTTCCGAAGAATTCCAACAAAAAGCAAAGACTGTTTTTGAAGCCGCTGTTAGCGCAAAGGTTTCTGAGCAGGTAGTTGCTATTAAGGAATCGACCGAAGCGAAGATTGCTGAAGAGATTGAAACAATCAAAGAAGACTTCGCTGGTCGTGTTGAGAACTTCCTGAACTACGCTTGTGAAGAGTGGATGTCGGAGAACGAACTTGCTATTGAGCAAGGTCTCCGCGCCGAAATCACAGAAGGGTTCATGGATGGACTCAGAAAACTGTTCATCGAAAGCAACATCAACGTTCCTACTGAGAAGCTGGATCTGGTTGCCGAGATGAGCGAAAAGCTTGATGAGATGGAGACCCGACTTAATGAGCAGGTCGAGCGCAACGTCGAACTTCACGAGAGTGTAAGTGCCTATCGTAAGAATGAGATTTTGAATGAACTGACCCGTGGTCTTGCTGAGACCCAGAAGGATAAGTTCACTTCCCTCGCTGAAGCCGTTGAGTTCCGTACCGAAGAGTCGTATCGTGAGAAGCTGGTTCAGATTAAGGAATCCTACTTCGGCGCTCCCAAAGTGGAGACCGTAGAAGAGATTGCTACTGAAGAATCCGCCGTACATACAGAAGCAATTAGTGAAAGCATGAGCGCTTATGTCGCTGCTCTTGCTAAGCGTCTGTGATCACACTGTTAACCCAATTCTAAACTCCCGAGATTCCCATGTTTAACACCGAATCTCTCCAAGAGAAGTGGGCTCCAGTCCTTAATCATGATGGTCTGCCCGAAATCAAGGACAACTATCGTAAGGCTGTAACCGCACAACTCCTGGAGAACCAAGAGCGCTTCATGCGCGAAGAGCGTGCCATCCTCACCGAGGCACCTACTAACGTTGGTCCTATCAACACCCAAACCACCAATGCTGGTGCCGTCGCAGGTTTCGATCCCATTCTGATCAGCCTGATCCGCCGCGCAATGCCTAAGCTGATTGCTTATGACATCGCTGGCGTTCAGCCTATGAATGGTCCTACTGGTCTGATTTTCGCAATGCGTTCGCGCTATGTGAATCAGTCTGGTGCCGAAGCATTCTTCGATGAGCCCGATGCTCAATTCTCTGGTACCAAAGGTGCTACACCTCCTACCGCTACCACCGAGAAGAACCCTGGTCTGATCAACGACGCCACTGGCGGTGGCGTAACCGAAACCGAATATGATCTGGCTAGCAGCAAGTTCAGCACTTCCGACATGGAAGCTCTGGGCGACAGCGCTGGTAATGCCTTCATGGAGATGGCATTCTCGATCGACCGTATTGCCGTTGAAGCAAAAGGTCGTGCCCTGCGTGCTGACTACTCGGTCGAACTGGCTCAAGACCTGAAGGCAATTCATGGTCTGGATGCTGAGTCCGAGCTTGCCAACATCCTCAGCACTGAGATCCTGGCTGAAATCAACCGTGAGGTTGTCCGTACCGTTTATCGTGGTGCTAAGCCTGGTGCTCAAGTTAACACCGCTAACGCTGGTGTATTTGACCTTGACGTTGACTCCAACGGTCGTTGGAGCGTTGAGAAGTTCAAGGGTCTCCTGTTCCAAATCGAGCGCGATGCTAACGCTATCGCCCTGGAAACTCGTCGCGGAAAGGGCAACGTTCTGATCTGCTCCTCTGACGTTGCTTCTGCTCTCGCTATGGCGGGTGTTCTGGATTACAGCAGCGGCATCAATGGTGCTGTTGGTGGTCTGGGCGAAATCGACGACACTGGTAACACCTACGTCGGTACCCTGAACGGTCGTATCAAGGTCTACATCGATCCTTATTCGGCTAACGTTTCCGCTGACCAATACTATGTCATCGGTTACAAGGGCAGCAATGCTTATGACGCTGGTCTGTTCTATTGCCCATATGTTCCTCTCCAAATGTATCGCGCAATTGGTCAGGACACCTTCCAGCCTCGCATTGGCTTCAAGACCCGCTACGGCATGGTCCTGAACCCATTTGCTAAGGGTCTGACTCCTCTGAGCAATAGCGATCCTCAGAACAGCAACAACCTGAATGCTAACGCCTACTATCGTCGCGTACGCATCAAGAACCTTATGTGATCCATTCGCAAAGGAAGTAAGGGAGGGACCTTCGGGTCCCTCTTTTTTTATCTAAATATATCAGCACGTATTTTTGATTATGCCTAGAGGAATAATGTCTAAGGTGGATATCTACGCCCGTGTTCTTAAGTTAAAGAATGGTTTGGATCAGGGCGAGTGGAGAACCGAGTGGACTAGAAACGAGAAGATGGTGGCTCACGCCGTTCTAAACGAAGTGCTTGACATGATTAACGAGTACAGTCAATGAGCAAAAGACTCTTTACACCTGACAATAAAAACTTTCTTGCTCCTGTTGGGTTCAAGTTTATCTTGGACAGAGCAAAGAATGTAGAATATTTTTGCCAGTCTGTAAATATCCCTGACATCAATATCAACACAAGAGTTTTTGATACCAGGGTAAAACAGTATGAGGTTCCTGGTGACAAGCTCCAGTATGGAGATCTACAGTTGACCTTCATGATTAATGAGGATCTGGATAATTACTATGAGATCTATAACTGGCTAAAAGGTCTTACCAATCCAGAGCACGAGAAGGACTGGTATGAATACATTGAATCTATTACTGAAGAAGGTAGATCCACTGCGTTCCAAAAAATTACTACAGATGCTAGACTGTTGGTGTTGGACAGCAACTATAACATTTGTGCTACTGCTATCTTCAGCAACTGTTTCCCCACACAACTAGGTGGTATCAGGTTCAGTTCTGATCAAAGTGACATTGATTATGTAACTGCTGACGTAACCTTTAAGTACACTCTCCTAGAGTTTATTGATAAAGACGGCAATCGCTTATGAATCTTGAAATGATTGAGTCCATGTGGCAAAAGGACTCACAACTAGATGATGAAAAACTAGACCACGACTCTCTGGCGATCCCTAGACGCCATGCTAAATATCTACAGTTACTCAATCAAGTTACTCTGCTGAGGGATCAGCATGAGTTAAAGTTGAAGTCACTTTACCGTGACCTTTGGGAGTATTACACTGGTAAATCTGAGAAACCCTTTCATCTAAAACTGCTGAAGCAGGATGTTGGGATCTATATCGACTCTGATGAGAGTTGGCAAAAAGCACAACTCAAACTACGTTACTACAATCAAATGGTAGATGCTCTAAAGAGCATCCTCACGGCAATTAACAATCAGTCGTTTCAAATCAAGAACGCGATTGAGTTTGCCAAGTTGTTGAAAGGGTATGAAGTCTAGCGTCGTAATTCAAAAGAAGAACGAAGTCTTTCTTAGAATTGAATGTGAACCCCACGTTCAGTATGAGTTGGCTGATGAGTTTACCTTTGAGGTACCCCAAGCCAAGTTCATGTCTGCGTATAAGAAGAAATTCTGGGATGGAAAAATCAAACTATTCTCCCCAGCTACGGGTGAGATTTATGCTGGTCTTCTCCCTTATGTTACTCATTTCTGCCGCGAACGCGGGTACGAATACACATATAAAGACAACAACTTCTACGGGTTTCCTGAGGAAGTTGATGAGTTCGTTACTCCAGAAGCCGTCGGAGAGTTTGTCAAAGGATTGGGACTTCCCCATAAAGTAAGAGACTATCAGTACAAAGCAATCTATGAAGCCATGAGGCATAGGAGGAAACTCTTATTGTCTCCCACTGCTTCTGGTAAGTCACTGATGATCTATTCTCTTGTTAGGTTCTTTGAGAAGAAAGATCTAAAGACATTAATTGTTGTACCTACTACATCTCTTGTGGAGCAGATGTACAAGGACTTTGAGGAGTATGGTTGGAACGCTAGTCATCATTGCCACAAGGTTTACGGTGGCGCGTCGCCCATGTCCAAGAAGGATGTAGTTATTACAACCTGGCAGTCAATCTACAAACTACCCAAGACATACTTCAATGACTTTGGTGCTGTCATTGGTGATGAAGCACACCTGTTCAAAGCTAAGTCATTGACTAACATCATGAACAAGCTTCATGACTGTAAGTATAGGATAGGATTTACAGGTACACTTGATGGGTGTGCCACAAATAAACTTGTCCTAGAAGGAGTCTTTGGTGCCTGTAACAAAGTAACCAAAACTGAAAATCTTATCCGAGAAGGACACCTCTCCCAGTTTGAGATCAAGGTTCTTCTACTCAAACATGACAAGCAAACGTTTGCTAGTTACCAGGATGAGATGGAGTACATAGTAAGCCATGAAGGTCGCAATAGATTCATTAGGAATCTTGTCTGTGACTTGGAAGGTAATACTCTTGTGCTGTTCAATTATGTCGAGAAGCATGGGATGCCACTTTTCGATTTGATAAATAATAAAGTCGGGGATACTAGAAATATATTCCTGGTACACGGAGGGGTAGAGACTGAAGACCGCGAGAAAACTAGACAGATCGCAGAGACTACTTCAGATTCTATTATTGTTGCTTCTTATGGCACTTTTTCTACAGGCATCAACATTCGTAATCTACACAATGTAGTCTTTGCCTCTCCCTCTAAATCACGAGTAAGAAATCTACAGTCAATCGGTCGTGTGCTCCGCAAGGGAGCCAACAAAAGAAAGGCTGTCTTATACGATATCGCAGACGACATTTCTAATGGTGGTCGTCGCAATCATACAATGAATCACCTCATTGAGAGAGTGAAAATTTATAACGAGGAATCGTTTAATTATGAATTTATTGACGTTAATTTACGAACAAAATAAAATGGAAGAAGAATTTCTAGCAGCCATTAAGATGGTTTCAGGCGAAGAAGTTCTTTCGATGGTCACCCCATTTTTTGATGAAAGTGGAGAATACCTCATCCTTGAAAATCCTATTGTCGTGGAAGAGGTACAGATTGCTAATAAGACTGGAGCCAAGGTAAGTCCTTGGATGAAGTTCTCTAGAGAAGATACATTCCTGCTTCCAAAGGATAGAGTTATTACAGTCGTCGAAGTTGACGCAGAAGTAGCTATCTTCTATGAATTGTCTCTACAAAAAATAGACCCAGAAAGAACACACAACCCACCGAGTTCCGATCGTACTATGGGCAAGATCAGCACTGTTGATGAAGCCCGAGTAATACTTGAAGGTCTCTATAATAGAAAAGATAAGCTATAGCTGATCCTTTGAACCGCTACACTGTTAGTCTAATGGTAAAATGGAGTCTTGTCAAGCTTGACTTGCGAACCATGACACGGTATAGTTAAGGAACATAAGACATACCTTATGAAGAAAAAATCAGAACACTACGTCAATAACAAGGAGTTCCTAGAGGCACTTATCGAGTTCAAGCATCAATGTAAGATTGCTGCTGAGAATGGAGAAGCTCGTCCTCAAATTAGTAACTACATTGGTGAGTGCTTTCTGAAGATTGCCACCCATCTTTCTTACAAGCCTAACTTCGTGAACTACATGTTCAGAGAAGATATGATTTGTGATGGGATTGAAAACTGTGTACAGTATATTCAAAACTTTGATCCTTCTAAGTCCAGTAATCCATTTGCTTACTTCACTCAGATTATCTACTACGCTTTCCTCAGACGCATTCAGAAAGAAAAACGCCAACTAGAGATTAAGAATAAGATCGTACAACGATCAGACTTCGGAGAAGTTTTCTACAGTGATGATATGGATTCATATTCCGATTATAATACTATTAAAGAAAACGCTGAGATTCGTACCAAGTGAAGATAGCAATTATTACTGATCAGCACTTCGGTGCTAGGAAGTCGAGTAGAGTATTTCACGACTTCTTTTTGAAATTCTATAACAATGTTTTCTTCCCAACTCTAGAGAAAGAAGGTATCACTACGGTCATTGATCTTGGTGATACCTTTGACAATAGAAGGAACGTAGATCTATGGTCTATAGAATGGGCGCGAAAAAATTATTATGATCGACTAGAAGAAATGGGCGTCGCTGTCCATGCTGTAGTCGGTAACCATACGGCTTACTTCAAAGACACTAATGAGATCAACACACTTGACAATGTGTTGGGTCAGTATGGTAATGTTACTGTTTACTCCGAACCAACTGAGACTCAGATTGGTGGTCGTAAATTACTTTTTATTCCATGGATCAATCAAGAGAATGCTGAAAAGACTTTCCAACTTATTGAAGAAACAATTTGCCACTGTGCGATGGGGCACCTTGAGCTCAACGGATTTGAAGCTCATCGAGGACACATCATGGACAAGGGTTTGGGCTGCGAGCTATTTCAGAAGTTCAAACAGGTCATGTCTGGTCACTACCATCACCGA